ATATTCTTCTCGCTTTGCTCGGCTCGATTCCGATCTTCGGAGCGTGGTTTAAAAGTCTCAAAAAGGACGAAGACGCATGACGGTTTCGGTTTTCGCCGCAAATACGGCAAATGCTCTGAGAAGCCCCAGATTGGCCCGTGTGCTCGATGGGCTCCTTGCCCTACCGAGTACCTTCAGAACTTTTTGTTTTGAAAGTGTTGTTATATCAACGACTTACGGAGCGCTCGGTGGCGTGAAAATCCGTGCCACTTCGGGGGAGAGATGAAGAAAAACCCGATGCGGGCGTGCCTTGATTGTCCGTGGATGTTTCGCTCGTCCGACCTAAATTGTCCGGAGTGTGGAGCGCCGGCCGAACCTCTCGACGAACCCGATCGAGAAGAAGATGAGGGCTGACGAACTCGCCTCTTTAGCGGAGAGAGGTCGAGCCGATCCGGCGTGGTGGGTCCGGGAGATTTTGGGCGACGATCCGTGGCGGAAGCAAGTCGAGATTCTCGAAGGAGTCCGAGACCATCGAGAGGTGAACGTTCGATCGTGTCACTCCGCCGGGAAGTCATGGGTCGCTAGTCGGGCCGCTCTTTGGTTCCTCTTCAATCATCCGGGGAGCCTAGTTATAACCACGGCTCCGACGGCTCGGCAGGTCCGGGGGATTTTGTGGAAGGAGATCGGGGCCGCTTACCATCGAGCCCGGATTCCGCTCGGCGGAGATATTACGACGACAGCCCTCCGTCTCGGTCCCGATTGGCTCGCCTTGGGATTTACAGCGGCCGAGCATGATCCGGATAGGTTCCAAGGATTCCACTCGACTTCGACGCTCGTCATCGTCGACGAGGCCTGTGGCGTATCGACTGAGATCGACCAAGCGGTCGACTCGATCCTTAGCGGGGACCATTCCCGACTTCTCCGGATCGGTAACCCGACGGATCCTCAGACTCCGTTCGGTCTCGCCTTCCGACAAAGACGAGGCGAGCGGTTCGCCATCTCGGCTTTCGACACACCGAACTTCTCCGAACTCGGGATCGATATCGAATCCATTCGAGACGGATCGTGGCGGGAGCGGTTGAGCGAGTCGGACGGACTCCCGACGCCGAACCTCGTCAACCCACAATGGGTCGCCGATAAATGGAGACAATGGGGCGAAACGTCGCCGATGTTTCAGGCCCGTATCCTCGCCGAGTTCCCGGAGGGAGGAGAGACCATGCTCCTCTCGCTTTCGCTTATCGAGTCAGCGGCGGATCGGGAGCCGGTCGAGCCTAACGGTCGGTTGGTCTTTGGCGTCGACATCGCTCGTCACGGTTCGGACGAGACGGTCGTAGTCGCTAAGTCCGGCGACTCCGTTCGAGTATTAGAGACTTGGACCGGGGTCGATACGATGGGAACGGTCGGGCGGGTTGTCGCTCTCGCCGAGGAATACAAGCCCGTGGCGATCAACGTCGACGAGATCGGACTAGGGGCCGGCGTTCTCGATCGACTCGTCGAGATCGGTCTCCCGGCGGTCGGGATAAACGTGGCTCGGGCTCCTCGGGATCGGGAACGTTTCGAGAACCTCCGAGCGGAACTGTTTTGGAATATACGCGAAGAAATCGAGGAGGGCCGGCTCTCGATCGGGTCGGATCCGGTCCTTATAGACCAACTCGCCACGATTCGATACGAATATACAAGCCGGGGGAAAATCCGATTGGAATCCAAAGCCAACATGAAAACATCGCCGGACCGAGCCGACGCCGTGGCCTTGGCCCTAAGCCCGAGCGGTTCGATCGCCGAAGATATTAACATTCCAGATATCGGACTTCGTTCGAGCCCGTGGAGTTTTTGATTTGCTACAGCTGTTAACTTTTTGGGTAGGAGAAAAGCCGAATGGCCGACGAGAATAAAGACGGCATCTTCGCCGAAGTGGGGACGACCGGACTCAAGAGATCCGGCGGGTTCATCGACCAAGAATGGTTAAGGCAACTCAGTTCGGCGACCTTACGCTACAAAGCGTTCTCCGAAATGCGCGACAACAACGCGACGATCGGGGCGATCCTTTACGCCATCGAGACCTTGATCCGGCAAGTCGAGTGGACCGTTCAACCGGCCGACGACTCGGACGAGTGTCGAGAGGCGGCGAAGTTCCTAGAGGAGTGTCTTCTCGATATGTCGCCAAATTGGGAGACCTTCCTTTCGGAGGTTTTGAGCATGCTCCCGTATGGGTATGCGGTATTCGAGACGGTCTACAAAATCCGAGCGGGAGAAGATCAAGAAGACCAAAGGTTCCGGAGTCGCTATAACGACGGGCGGATCGGTTGGCGAAAGTTCGCATGCCGGGGTCAAGATACCGTTTACCGATGGGACTTCACTCAAGAGGGGACGGTCGCCGGATTCTATCAAGTCGCCGCGCCGGACTACCAAGAGGTCTTTATCCCGATGGACCGGTGCATTTTATTCCGGACAAAGGTCGAGCGTAATAACCCCGAGGGGCGGAGTCTCCTCCGGAACTCCTATCGGTCGTGGTATTTCCTCAAGCGTCTTCAAGAGATCGAGGCGATCGGAGTCGAGCGGGATCTCGCCGGTCTCCCCGTCATGGAGGTTCCGGCCGAGATCATGAGTCCGAACGCGACCTCGGGCCAAAAGAGCCTACGGACAAGTCTCGAAACGATCATTCAGCAAATCAGGCGAGACGAGCGGGAGGGAATCGTTATGCCCTCTCAACTCGACCGAGACGGAAAGCCGACGGGGTACAAATTAAGCCTCCTCTCGACCGGCGGTTCTCGACAAATGAATACCGACCAAATCATCCGGCGTTATGAGTCCCGAATCGCCATGTCGGTGCTGGCCGAGTTTATCATGCTCGGTCTCGATAAGTCGGGATCCTTCGCGCTCGCCGACTCGAAGACGGACCTCTTCGCGACGAGTCTCCGGACGATTCTCCAAACGATCCAAAGCGTCTTTATGTCCGAGGCCGTTCAACCTCTCTTCGAGATGAACCCGGAGTTTAAGGAGCATACCTGGCCGACCTTATCCTTTGGCGACATCGAGACTCAGGATCTCGGAAAGCTCGGCGGGTATCTTCAAGCGATCTCGTCGGCGGGCCTTATCACGCCCGATCCGACTCTAGAGGATACGCTCCGAGAGATGGCCGATCTTCCGGTTATCGCGGCCGACGGCGGAGGACTTCACTCCGAGGAGTCGCATCTCTATGACGGGACGCCGAGCCCTTACGACGACGAGCCAATTAGCGTGGCTCAACGGTCGCCAAGCGCTCCCGAGTCGGCCGGTCCGGAGAAGATCGACGCCGCGATGGTTAAGGAGATTACGAACCTCGTCGCCCGATATCAGGCGGGCGAGATTACGAGAGACCAAGCGGAGGCGATCGCTCGGATCTCGGTCCCGGGGATCGACCCGGAGAACCTCCGGATGCTTCTCGGCTCGACCGAGGTCGGGGCGTAAGCGATGGGGCTCAAATGTTGCCACGCCGAGACTCATAAAGTCCCGATCGAGAAGGCGAATCTTAAGATGGATTTCAACCGTCACGAGCGGATCGTCGAGCGGCGCGTTCCAAAGGTCCGACGAACGGCCGCGGCGTGGTTCAAGAGGACGGCTTCCCTCATAACCGACGAGTCGATAAAGATCGCCATCGAGACCGGAGACCCGTCGAGCATTTCGGGGATCTTCGAAGGTCTTCCGACGCCGGCTCCGACCGACCCGAACCTCCGGAAGTCATACGAGGAGATGGCTGCCCTAGAGGCCGAAGTCGCCGAAGAGATTATGACCGAGATCGTCGAGGCGTCCCTAGCGGGAGGCAAGGGAGCATGGGGAGCGCTTCCGGCGATGGGCGTCGCCCTCGTCGGTTCCTTCGACGTTGAAAATCCCTATGTCGTCCCGTCGGCTCAAAAGCGCGTCGGTTGGTTAATTCAAGAGGTCCGGAACGGGACAAACGTCGGACTCCAAAAAGCCGTGGCCGAGGTCATCGAGCGGTCCTATACTCAAAAGCTCGGATGGCAACGAGCGGCCCGAGAAATCCGGGGAATGGTCGGCCTTCGTCCCGATCAAGTCTCG